ACGGGCGGTCAGCAAAAAAATAAAAAATCAGAGGGATACGATTATAAAAACATTGAAAGATGTCAATAAGTATTCCAAAGAGTTGAACTGTCAGATTGATATATTTTCCCGTCTGTATCTGTTGTTTAAAAAAATCACGGAGGAGGTTTTGGATGATGGATATAATATCGTGTATGAAGAGAAGAGCCGGGAGGGACATGTAAGAAAGCGAATTGACCCTTTGGCAAGAGTTCCGTTCGGACAGGCTTCGCCTTTGATGAAACTATTGAAAGGGTTGAAAATGAATATGGAAATGACTAAGCCTGATGATGGCGGAAGTCGTGGTCCCAGTCCGCTGGATAAACTAATGGAGAATATCAATAATGTGAATGACGGAGAGGACGAATGATGAATGAATGGGATGAGAAAAAAGCACTGAAAAAAGGATATACGGATAGGCTGACATCTGTTGATTTGGATAGGTATAATCTAAGGAAAATAGACGGTCGGCTCTTTTCTTATATATATAGCGTGCAGTCCTGCCCGGAGGGGCATAACCTGTACGAGGTCCTTTCTGTGCTGAAATTCCTCCGTCTGATGGACACTTACACGTTTCAGAAAAAAAGAGTGAAAGTGTTTGTAGCCTTATATGAGAGCCTTAAATTTTCGGGGATAAACGGACGCCGCAGTTATAAGCTAACCCCCGTGCAGTATTTCCAGTTTGCCTCTATACTGGGGTTTTACAGATGGGAAGATATAGGCAGCGTGGAAGATATGACGGAAAGGAAGAAGGGAACAAAGGTCGTCAACGGGCGTGTGATGGAGTTGAGGCGGCTGGTAAGGGAGGCTATTCTGTTCGTTCCGAGAAAGTTTTCAAAGACCGCCTCTACGGCTTCTCTTGCTGTTAATGACCTGCTTTTTGGGGATGCGAACGCGCAGGCATACACGGGCGCGAATTCAGGGCGGCAGGCTAAGATATGTTTTAATGAGATAAAGGGTATTATTAATCAATTGGATCCGGATAGACGCAGTTTTAAGACAAATCGTGAATGGCTGGGATGGAGGCCTACCAACACATACGGGAAAGAATCCTTTGTGGAATGTCTGTCGGGGGGCGGTGATGCAAAGGACGGTCTTAACGCATCTCTTTTTATCTTTGACGAATATGCGCAGGCGAGATATGTGAAGGATCACTCGGAGGGTGCGGAACTTATGCAAGTTATGGTGTCTTCTATGGGTATGAGAAGGGAGCCTCTGACAGTGATTATAACTACTGCAAGCCGCGTACCTGACGGACCTTTCGCTATAGAGCTGGAAAATGCGAAGAAAGTCCTTTTAGGAGAATATGACGATGATACGCAATTCGCGTCATTGTTTATGCCGGATGAATGGGAGCTTGACGATGAGCACATGAGTACTCCGGAGCTGTGGAAGAAATGTAATCCGCATATTGGCATAACGGTACAGGAGGGTTATTACCGCCAGATGTGGAACAAGGCGATACGCAACGTTGAGGCTATGATAGAATTTAAAACCAAGTTACTTAATGTCTTTGTTGCAGGCTCCGTAAAACCGTGGATAACACAGAATTTCGCCCATTCCTTGTCCATGAACATCAATTTGGAACAGGTGAAGGGAAGACCGTCTGCTATGGTGGCTTTTGACTTGTCTGTTTCTGATGACCTTTCCGCCGTGGTTTACAATATTTATAATAAGGAAGATAAAAAATTCTATCTGTTTATGGATAGCTATATACCGGAAGAAACAATAGAAACCCACCCGAACCGTGAGCTTTATAGGATGTGGGTAGATGGCGGCTGGTTGAAAGTATGCCCCGGTGCTGTCATAGATATGGACATGATTATAAACGACATATTAAGGCGTGACCGTAATTTGTTTATATGCCGGATAGGCTATGATGCTTACAAGGCAAGCGAGATACGCAACGCGCTTGCAGCGGGACTTTTGGGACACGGGAAGAACCCGGACAAGATACTACGTGCTGTTCCCCAGACCTACGGGGCGTTCACATCACCGGTAGAATCGCTGGAGCTGGCGGCAAAGAGCCGTCCGGCTCATCTTGTTATTGCTTATAATCCTATCCTATTCTGGAACTTTGGAAACTGCTATATAGATGAAGATAAGATGTGTAATAAGAAACCGTTGAAAAGGAAGGAAAATCTTAAGATTGACGGTGCGATAGCCTCCTTGATGACATTTTGGCTTTACAGTAATACGGAACAGAGGTAACCATAAACAGCATATTGTCCGATATATAGAAGTTATAACTTGATATATGGACAATTTTTTCAGATTTTTCAAAAGAGAATCGGCACCATTGCCGTCATTCATAGACAGTGGTTCGGAGAAGACGGATGAGGAAGCGCACGAAGATTATGGGAAAGCGAAATCTACAGGTGGAGATTATCGGGAGAACATAGCTTATGTGAATTCCCCATGGGCTGCATTGAATATAGCCGCAGTATATCGTGCTGTGAATCTACTTTCAAGTTCTGCCGCTATGTTAACTATCCAATACAAGCGTAAGGACAGGGCGAAAAACTATTTCAAGCTGAGCGACACGAAGGATGGGAAGAGGATAAACTATCTGCTCGGGGCACGTCCCAATGATCGGATGAATTCATATACTATGATGAAGTATACGGTAGCCCAGTTGCTTTTGCAAGGGAATGCCTTTATCTACCCTGTACGTAATTCGTTCCACGAGATCGTATCTTTCATATTGTGTTCCCCCGGCTCGGTAACTTACGATGTATATGCTAATCAATATAAGATTGATGATATAACCAACGGGATAAGTGTGACTGTAGGTCCGAAAGATATACTCCATTTTAAGAACATGTGTCTTGACGGAGGATATTGGGGAATGTCTACCATAGCATACGCCAAGCAGTGTCTTAGTATTACTGCCACATCGGATGGTGAAACGTTGAAACGATTTGCCACAGGCGGACGTTTCAAGGCTATTCTTCAAGACAACACAACTGTCCAAGGCTACGGAAAGTATCAGGACGAGCAATTGAAGAATATGGGAATGGATATTCAGGACACGTTGAACCGTGGAGGGGACATACTGGCTGTATACGGTGACGGAAAGCTTACCCCTATAAGCATGTCATCGGCTGACATGCAGTTTTTGGAAAGTAGAAAGTTTAATATCCGTGAGATTGCCCGGTTCTTCAATATACCACCGAGTAAACTTATGGACGATTCCAACGCCAACTACAAGAGTGTAGAGATGTCCAATGTAGCCTTTTATGTTGAGGCTTTGCAGCCCATAATTACCGAGATAGAGCGTGAATTTGCCGCCAAATTACTTGATGAGAATACCTATATGGATTACAAGTACACATTCGACTTGTCCGCATTGTACGCCCTTGACGTTGACAGCAAGAGCAGATGGCAAAAGACACGTCTGGAAACGGGCCAAGCAACCGTTAATGACATACGTAGGGATGACGATCGTCCGCCGGTGGACAAGGGGGATGATGTGTACATAAGCACAAACCTTGCAGTATTGGGAAGCCCCAAAATGTCTGGGGAAACAGTTGCAAGCTCTACAAAAATAAATGATAACAAGGAAGGAGAAGACGATGAATAGAGAATTGCGTGTGCTGACGCTTGAAAAAATGAAAGCGCAGATAAGGGATGTGCAGGATGAAGAGTTGGAGTTGTTGCATACATGGGGCATGGCGTGTGAGAGTGTGATTATAGATATGACAAACCGCACATTCGAAGAGTTGGAGGCATGGGAGGACGCTCATGGAAAAGGATTTCCCGAAGCCTTGGAATCGGCTATGTTGCTACTTGTAGCCCATTTGTTCCGGAACAGGGAGCCGGTTTCATCCGTAACCCAGAATATGGTTCCTTTTACTATATCAATGCTTGTAAAGCCTTATGTGAAATTATCAAACAGAAGTGAATCATGATATCAGCAGGGGCATTAACGGAAAGAGTGGATATTATGACCCCGGAAATAAGCCGTGGTAGCATGAATGAACAGGTAATCCAATATCGGAAAGCAATTACCGTATGGGCTAATGTGCAGTTTCAAAGGGGCGCTCGTGCTCTGACTGCCGGTGAAGCGTGGATGAACAGTTCGGTAGTTGTAACGATGCGCTATATGTCCGTGGTTACTGATCGTTGTCGGCTGGTATGGGATGGGAAAACCTACAGAATAGATTCGTGTAACCGATCCAAGAGAGATGGGAGTATTACTATTACGGCTTCCATATTGGATGAGGGAAGCGGTTTCGGGTAAGCCGAAAACAGGTATTTATAGGATATAAAAAAGGCGTTTCCTAAAGGGGCGTTTGAAAGTTGTAAATAAATAGAAAAAAATATGGATAATTCCAAGGAGAGAGAGGTAAGATACATGACCGGTGACCAGTTCCAGCCAAAGATCCGCGAGGCGGAGGACGGGAGTGATAGCCGGGTAATCGAGGGTTATGCGATTGTCTTTGGCGTTGAGAGTCGTATGCTTGTGGACTATTGGGATAACTACCGTGAGATTATAGAGCCGGGAGCCATTACGGAAGACGAGTTGAAGCGGATGGATATAAAGATGACATTGTGGCATAACCGCGAGAGGTTGCTGGCTCGTTGGAACAGGGGTGAAGGATCGCTTTCGCTTTCTGTGGATGAAACGGGTGTAAGATATAGATTTACAGCTCCAGCGACTCAGGATGGAACTACCGCATTAGAGTTGGTAAAGAGAGGGGATTTAGCCGGTTCTTCATTCACATTCTGGAGCGATGAGAGTTCTTCGGTCAGGTATACCAAGGATGATGATGGTGTGCTGTTACGACACGTTACCCGTATTGACGAGGTTTTTGAAATGACTATAGCTTCTGATCCGGCATATGTGCAGACCAGCGTCACAGCCCGGGAAGTGGAGGCTTCCGGTATTGTGTTGCACCCAGATCAGAAGAAACGGGAAACAATTGAGAAAAATGAAACCGCATATGCGGAATTGAGAAAGATAGCGAATAAGAAAATTTTTTAATCATTTTTGTTTATGAATAAAGGAAAGAAAGTGAATGTACAACAGTACATTACCAGACGAGAGGAAATCAAGGTACGTCTTAACGAGATTGTAGATTTGGCTGAATCGGAAAACAAACGTGCGTTTACCGATACTGAGAATGACGAGATCGAGTGTCTGAAACGCGAGATGAATGCTTTGGATGTCCGCATAGCGTGTGCTGACAAGAGCGGATATGTGGAAGTCACCGCCCGTGAGCTTGCGTTTGATGCGTTTATGCGCGAGCATATCAATTCTAGAAGTTCCCATCCGCTTAAGCGTGAGTTTACAGGAATGATCAGTACGGGAGCGCAGCCGATGATCCCTCTTACTATTAATGACATTATCCCTGCATTGGAAGAAGGTCTTATCATTTCTAAGCTTGGATTACCGTTACGCACAGGTTTGGCGGGTGATTATTGTTGGCCGACAGTTTCGGCAGTTGAAGCAGAGGTAGCCGGGGAGGCTGTAGCTTTGACCGACAAAAAAATCGAGATCGGTAAGATTGTACCCAATCCTCAGAGAGTGGGTGTTACCATCAAGATTACAAGTCAGACAATCAACCAGACCGAGGGGGTGGCATACGATGTTGTTAAGCAGCAGATACCGATGGCTGTAACACGGACGCTGAATAAGCTGATGTTTACAACTGGGAAACAGACGCATAAGTTAGTAGGACCTTTTTCTGAGATCGCGTTCCCGGGAGGAAGTCCGGGCACCCCAAAGACTATCGCTGAGTTAAAAACTATGGCTGAAAAGAAAAATGCCCGTTTTATCAAGTTTGCCAACTCGACACCGACATTTAAGGAATTGGTATTGATGCGAGCATTGCCATTGATGAAAGGTATTGAGGGAAGTTACATGGCTTATGTGATGGATGAATACACAAAGGCGGTATTGGAAACTACCGATCGAGGATATGAAGGACCGACAAATCCGGGTAACACGGGAAGATATATTATCGAAAATAATACCATTGCTGGTGTTCCGGTTTTCTGTACGAATTATATTAATACAGATGATAAGACCTATATTGGTTTTGGCTCATGGGGATATGAGCCTATCGGGCAATTCGGTGAACAGCGTTTTATAATCAATCCTTATTCGGAAGACACATCAGATGTTGTTCGCTTGACCCTTAATGGGGATTGGGCGTTTACCACATTGCGTCCTGAGGCGTTTACGCTGGGAGAGTTACCTGCCGAAGGGGAATGATTTATTTACCCGGGGCTACGGCTCCGGGATAAAAATACGAAGTTATGGGAATAATGAAAAAAATCCTTGAGAACAATCGGGGGAAGCAGATAAAAGGGGTGTCATTTGTCTATGAGGGAGACGAAGTTATTGCCATGCTTGAAAGGATGCGTAAGTCCAAGGAAATCAAAAAAAACGAGATAAAAAAAGAGGTACGAAGGGCATTAACACCGGAGCGGAAGTATGTGCGTAATGCAGCAAAAGCCGCAATGGGTAAAGATCCCGGAAGAGCGTACATGGCTGTAAAGATGGTTGTTTACCGTGACGGGAACGGCGGTATGCTTAACATACTTGATAGGGGAGATGCAAAAAGGCTGGCATTATATAAAAAACCGAACGGCGGTGTGTCGGGCATAAGAAGACGTAGATATGTAAGCCCGGAAACGAAGAGGTCTAGAGGCTATAGAGGTGCGGACAGGGCTTTTATCCTTCGGTTTATAAATTCAGGGACAGAAGACAGGTATACGAAAGTTAGACGTCAGGGAATGAAAAAATCGGCATATCGCGGCTCTTTGTCTGCAAGTAATTTTTTCCAGCCGGCAGCGGAATCCGGCATGGCTAGAGCCAGCCTTGTATTGTCGGAACGGATTGCAAGAATAATACAAGAAGTAAGTGAAGGAAGATGAGTTTATTTATAAGCAAGCATATTATTAGCTCTATACAGTCTAATAAGGCTGTTACGGAAGCGGTGGGGAACAGGATATATCCGGTTGTTATCCCTGTGGGGGCGCCGGAGTATCCGTTCATCAATTTTACGAGTTCTTTGGATGGTCCGGACGAGACCAAAGATGGATCTTGTGCGGATAATGTATCCACTACTTTGGTAGTTGTGTCAAAGACGTATGAAGTTGCTGTGAATACGGCTAATGAGGTGCGTTACTCTATTGAAGGGAAGACAGCCCGGTATGATAAGTTTGAGGTCATTGATAGTTCTTTTCTGTCATGTATTGAAGATTATTTGGTGGATATAGACGCATTTACTATAACTCTTTCGTTTAATTTTAAAACAATTGATCTATGAAAACAAATCAGATTATGATACGTCCGATGGGTGAGTTTAAAGTAGTTCAACGGACAAAAGATGCGTTTTTCAATGCAACAGAATTATTAAAACAGTGGAACCAATTAAAAGGTATGAGGAAAGAAGTTAATGACTACTTCGATTTGTCTTCTACTAAAGAGTTTATTTACACTATAATGAAAAGGGAAAATTATGATACGGGTAATTACCCCTATCATAAATCAAGAGCAAATAAGGGTGATAATGCGGGTACATGGATGCATCCACTGCTTTTTATTGATTTTGCAATGTGGATAAATCCATCATTTAAATATGATGTTCTAAAATTCGTTTATGACGAAATGATAAAGTTCCGCAATCTTGCCGGTGATGCATATCCCAGAATGTGTACGGCTGTTTGTTCTATCCTTCCAAAGGAGGTATTTAAGCAAAAAGTTAGTGATTTGGCAAAATCACTCAATATCATTGTGTATGGCAAACATGAATCAGAAATGCGTAATAAGATTGGCGATGAGGCTAAGATACGTGAGATGTATGAACTGGAACAACAGATAGCCCAATGGATTGAGCTGGGATTTATTAAAAATTATCAGGAATTGAAACAGGCACTAACGAAGGTGTATTATCAGAGACACCCTGATGTATTGCCTATGTAGATAACTTATTGAATATAGCACTTAAGAATAAATTCATAGTAAAAATCAATTGTTTTACGGATTCGGTTCGTGAGAATAGAATCTGTTTTTTAAGGAATTGTTTAACTTTTAAATTATATAGATTATGTCAAAAGCAAAACCTTTGAATGGAAAGGATTTTATGATTTTCGTTGCCGGTAAGGCTACGGCTTTGGCAACCAGTCACAAGCTGACACTTACCGCAGAGACGGGCGATGCCGCCAGCAAGGACGATGGCATGTGGGATGAGTCGATAGTCACGAAGATGGGATGGGAAGCATCTACAGAGGCGTTAGTGAGTGCTGATGCTGATGTGGAAAGTTTTGATTCTCTTTATGATGCTTTTATTGCCGGTGAGGCGGTTGATATCATTTTGGGAGTACCGGCTAATTTGACCAATGACGGTATTCCTGAAAACGGTTGGGCTTCTCCGGCTACGAAGGCGGGTCAGAAGTATTACAAGGGTAAGGCTCTGATTACATCTCTTGACCGTACTGATGCCAAGGGTAGTAATTCCACCATGACGGCGCAGTTTAAGGGACAAGGGAAACTGGAGAAGGCTACAGGTGCAGGAAGTTGATTTAAAGCTGTTGGGCTATGAAGAAAGTAACGATCAACAATGCAGAGTATACATTAAGGTATACTCTGCGCGCCTTATTTATATATGAGGAAATTACCGGGAAGTCTTATTCCGGTGACAGGATGGTTAACAGTTATATCCTGTTATGTGCTATGCTGATGGCAAATAACAAGGATTTTCCGTTAACGTTTGATGATGTGATAGACGCATGTGATTTAGATCCGTCCATTTTCGAAACGTTTTTGGCTGTTTTAGAGGAAGAGAACAAGAGAATCGGTATGATTGTCGGGAAAGATGATAAAAAAAAAGCGATGGGAAAGAGAACGAAGAAGTAAGTGTAATAAGGTTGTATGAAGAAGTTGTCGGTCGTGGAGGGATATCACCTGATTACTTCTTTGACAGTATGACTTTTAACGAGTGTGCTGCATTTATAAGGGGGATGAACCGGAAGGAGCAGGAGGCATGGGAGCGCACAAGGATGATGATGTATACTATCGCACAAGTGAATTCTACGGAAAGCCTCACACCTGAATTGCTGTTCCCATTTCCATGGGATGAGGAACGGGAACCGATAGAGATAGATGAGAATGAGCTGAAAGAATTGAGAGAACGAGCAAAAAATATGGAATATGGCAAGTAATGCGATTGTAAGATTGTTGTTTAACACCGCTGATTTTGATAAGAACATCAGAAGGGCGAAAGGTGAGATAGGGAATTTTGAAAAAAGCATAACAAGTATGGCCGGCAAGATAGGACCTGCTCTAAGTGGTTTTGCTGCTTTCGCTGGTATATCGGTAGCCATTGGGGATGTGGTAAGGACTTCTATGGAGTTTGAAAAGTCGTTATCCTCTTTGAAATCCTTAACAGGTGTGACAACGCAGGAGCTTTCGTTTTTTAAAGATGAGGCTATCCGTTTGGGCAGTACCACCACGCAGACTGCATCTCAGGTGGTAGATGCTTTTAAGCTGATGGGGTCTCAGATCCCATCTTTATTGCAAAATAAAGAAGCTTTGGTACAAGTAACCGAAAGTGCTATAGTTCTTGCCGAGGCCGCAGAAATAGATGTGCCGGAAGCTGCCAAGGCATTAGCTGGTTCTTTAAATCAGATGGGGGCTTCCTCAAGTCATGCTGCTGAATATATCAATATTTTAGCGGCAGCATCTCAACAAGGCTCTGCTGATATCCCATATCTGAACAAGGCTATAGAGAATGCCGGTGGTGCTGCATCTTCTGTAGGTGTACAATTCAATGAATTGGTAGCCGCGATAGAGGCTATTGCTCCTAAAATAACGGATGCCGGCAGTGCGGGAACTAATCTGCGTAATATATTCCTTACTTTGGAAAGTAGTGCGGACAAGAATTTACGTCCTTCCGTGGTCGGGTTATCACAAGCTGTGGAAAACCTTGCAGCAAAACATATGAACGCTACGGAAATGACGAAAATGTTTGGTAAAGAGAGCGTAACGGCTGCTTTGGCACTTGTTTCTGAAAAAGATAAGTTTGTAGAATTGACTGGAGCGATAACGGATACTAATACGGCGTTTGAGCAGCAAAGGATAAATAATGATAATGTAGCAGGCTCTGTGAAGGGATTGCAATCAGCATGGGAAGGGTTAATCTTGACGGTAAATAATTCTAATGGCATATTAAAAACTTCAATTGATATGTTTACAAACCTTATTACTAAGGCTAAAGAATGGTTTATGACCGAAGAACAGCTAAGGAAAATGCGTAGTAGTGAAAATGTTCCTTCGGTTGTTTTAGAGAGCAATCAGCGTATTAATAAGTCTGTAGCTGGAGGAATGACTATGGAGCAGGCTTTAAGTGAAGAGCTGAAAAGGGCTAATGAATTATATCCAGAAGCTAATAGCTACCAGGTGAGATTGGAGGCTTTAAGTAGAAGGCAAGCTGAATACGAGAGAGCAAAGCTGCTTAATGTAAATGGGTATGCAAAAAAAGAAGCTGAGGCCGTAGGAGAGGCGAGAAAATTACTGGAAATCTCCCAAAAAGAGTATACGGAAAGACAGGCTATTTACGATAATATAAAGGCACAACGTGAAGAAATGGTAGTTATTGCCGCAAAGCAAAAAGAACTAAATATAAATGGAACTATACAAAAACCATTAAAAGAAGCAGAAAGCCCTATTGGCTCATTGGCTGAACTTGATAAAAAAATTAATGAGGCACAAAAGAAGTATGCTAATGCCGCTAGTGATGAGGCTAGACAAGCTGCCGCAAAGACTTTGGATGAATTAAAAAAAAGAAAAATAACAATAGAGTTTCAGGCAAGATTCCCCAATGCTCCTGAGTTTGTAAACGAAGGTGAAGGAAGAGGAAGCTTATTAAGTTATGCTAAGATGTTCGAAAAAATGCCTCAAAAGATTAGTCCGATTACAAGAGATGATATAAAGTCAAACGAAGATTTCGCAGATTCGTTAAGTGCCATAGGTAACGCATTTGGTAGCATGTCTTCAATGGCTGATGGTGCCGCCGGTTCTATCCTATCTTATTTTGGAAACTTAATGAACTCTGTGGCTGCCGCGATTCCGGCTATTGATGCTCTTAATGCAAAGAAAAAGGAAGAATCTGTGGCTAATACAGAAGCAGCCGTAACCGGTGCCGCTTCGTCTGTGGCTTCCATTCCGTTTGTTGGTGCGGCTTTGGCTGTAGCCGCCATAGCTTCGGTTTTGGCTGCTTTAGCCAATATTCCCAAATATGCAACAGGTGGTATAGTGGGAGGATCATCATTTTTCGGTGATCACATGATAGCACGGGTTAACAGTGGAGAGATGATATTGAACCAGTCCCAGCAAGGTAAGCTGTTCAATATGATTAATAATGGTGGTGGATCCAATCACATAACGGTAGACGGTGAGGCACGGGTAAGCGGTAAGGCTATGTATATAACAATAAGGAATTACATGAAGGCTAACAATATAAAGTGGTGATATGGGGCAGAGATATAACATACATTTTAAAAATTACAGAAACACAGCCTATGATGTAAAGGTCTATATTGATGGCTATGTGGGACAGGTGACGGAATTACTGGGCGCAAGAAGCGCATTTGTCGTAGAGGGGAACGATGAGAACTTTGTATATGAGCCGATAAGAAGTTCTACGGCAACATTGACCCTTCTTGGTAGTGATTTACTTCTAGACCTGTTTAGCATTAACAACCAGTATGCACCGGTTAAGTTGTTCAAGGGTGACAAGTTAATGTGGACGGGGTATATTGTTCCGGAGCAATTTACGCAACCTTATAAGCCTACACCGGACAATATCAGTATTGATTGCATAAGCGCAATAGGAACGCTTGAGAATATACAATATGAGAAACAGACAGAGAATGGATTTATAACGGCGATAAACCTCTTAAGGTACATTATAAGATCAGCTAATGGGGGATATGAAAAGATATATATACCTTATGTCTATGGATCGTCAGAAGTGAATTATTCGACAAAGAAAAACATATTCGATGAGATAACTCTCGCAGAAGAAAACTTCACCTCAGAAGGGATGATGTTGGACGAGGTACTGGAGTATTTTTGTCGTTTTTTTAATTGGACCTTATACGATTATGAAGGTAGCCTGTATTTTGTTGATGTAGATTGGAAAGGGGAATACTTCTCATATGGCGAGGATCTTGTCACTTATGAGATGGTTACTCCAAACACTGTATTGCTTCAGGATATCGGCTTCGGTGGTAGTGATCATACAATAGATGTGCTCCCCGGATATAATAAGGTTACCGTTAAGGCAATAAATAATGTTTTTGATGAATTGGTGGATGATGAGGGATTTGATGTGAGTGATATGTATGGGAGCTTCACAAACTTGACGGATAAGAGGAATGATAACAAATACTATAAGGTGGAGAATGTGCAAGGGTTGACATTAGAACGATGGGAATCAATAGCATATGGTGATAATGGAGAGATTTCACAAGATGCCATCCCTGTAATGGGTGCTAATTTAAATTATAATATGACTGGCGGTATGACCGCATACAGAGTCGGGGAGGCTGATATAGATTTTAAGGGATGGGATGGATTAACTCCGTTGTATACAATAATTTCGGAGAATTACACATGGAGGTCTTTATTGAGGTATAGGATAATTAGTACGGCTGTAGGAAATCCTATATTAAGAGTGGGAGGAGTGACAGCTGTCTATAAGGATGCAGCGATAGGAATTTCAGCCGATATTTTATTTACAACGAATTACGCAGAGCCTAATAAGGTGACAATCACGGAAGATCATGTGTTACGGTTTAAATTACGTATTGGCGATCATTACTGGAATGGAAATAAATGGCAAAATAGCGAAACCACATTTACGATAGGTATAGGAGAGGTGGGTGAGGAAGTGGAACGAACCAAACTGCGTGCAACGAAAAAGGCAGATATGCCGTATGAGGGGCTTACGGGATATGTGATTGAGTTCCCAGATTCTGTGCCACTGACGGGGAAATTTGAATTAATCCTGTATGGTACGGATTACCCATATCAGAATGATAAATATATAAAAGTAGTTGATATAGAAAATCTAAGAGTTGCCTATAAGAAAAAAGACGGAGTTACGGATGAAGGTGAAAACGGGGATCGTGTATACGAGAATGTAGTCAATGAAAAATTTATGTCCGAACTTGACGAGATAGAATTTGGCATAAGTAGTTATAATGAAGACGGGGCAACGTACAGCAAAGCTCTTTTAAATGGCAATTTTTTAACAAACAACTTGTATTCGGCAATAGAAGGTACGCTTGTACGCCCCGAAGAAGCGTTGATCAGGCGTATCATTAACCGATACCGGGTAACCAAAATCAAGTTAACTCAGGTATTAAAAAACAGTGATCTCATTCATCCTTTCACGGTTTTGTATGACAATTCTATGGTTAGTAAAAAATTCATGCTGTTAAGTGGTGTATGGGATTACGAGCAGAATACAGTAACATTATCAATGATAGAGAATGGCGATAAAGTCAGATATAAGAATCATAAGTAGGGTAGTACCGAGGGAGCGTGATGGGAAGTATGTTCCCCGCTCTGTGACTATTATACAGGGTGGCGGTGGCGGCGGTGATGTCACCAATGCCGAGCATGCCAATTCCGCATATACGCTGGATGAGGACACACCTGTACAGAACTGGTTCTTATCCGCATTGAACGATGATGATGCGCAAGGCATAATCAATTTTCTCAAAGGTCTGAAAATAGCCGGGAATTTGGTAGACCGCATTGTGAAGCAGGGTGACAGGGATGTTACCTACACCGATGAAGACGTGATGAGCGCATTACGTGTAATGACTGAGATAGAGAACAGTGCGGAGAAACTGAAAGAGATATTCTTGCGGAAGGACGTGGCGGATTCCACTAAGTACTTGTTATCCTTACTGGGCGGAGTCTTGATTAAGAAATATGCCAAGTTCGGTGATTTCGTTACCGGCGTATTAGGTGGATACATAGACGAAAAGGGTAATCTTGAAATGGAAAGCGGTGTATTTCGTAAGCGTTTGTTTGTACCTGAAATAGCCTATAACCGTACAACCTATTTCAAAGGACGTATGGTAAACTCCCCCGGTGGTGGTTGTACCGTATTGTCATACGTGGATAACGGCGATGGGACCTACACCATCACTCCCGATCTGACGGATGCGGACGGATTGAGCCAGTTTGTTGATGATATCCTTACCACCTATTTTGTGACTAAGAATAGCGAAGGCAAACTGAACGGCTTTGAAGAAATGAAATTCCGTGTGACTGCCGCAGATTATACCGCCAAGAAGTTTACTGTCATTCCCCGTCCGGGGCATTCTGACTGGAAACCTGCCGAGCAGATGGTATTGGCACAAACAGGTAACTTTACGGACCCGGAACGTCAGACTTATATACTTATTGATTCCGTCAACGGAAACAACTGTATTACATTCTTTGACAATGCCAACACTTGGGACCCGGAGCCGGCACAGATGCCTGCGTGGTTCGGCAAGAAAAAAGGCATGACTGTAGCCGGTATTAATGCGGATAATTACTCAGCCGTTCTTCAGAACATCATCATGACCGGGCTTATCTTTCAAGTTGATGAGATCACCGGACAGACAGTTCGTGTACCCTTGGACAAGGGTGAATGGGTTTCAGGTAAGTACGCCTACTATGACCGGGTGTCACATAATGGGGCTTTGTGGTTGTGTGTTGATGATAATGGAACAACAACAGAACCGTCAGATGATAATCCGGCATGGCTGAAACAAGTGGCGGAAGGGCAAAAAGGTGATCCGGGATTGTCCGTAGTAGGTGGCGGTCATTGGGAATCCGCCAATACCCCATACAAAGCCAATACAATGGTCACTCTTGCCAACTGTGTCTTTATATCCAAGGTGGAAACCTCCAATCCTCCCATCAGAATATTGCGTATCAAAGGCGGCAATTTCTTAAGAAAGAAGGATGGCGGTTACTATCTTGCCGGGAAACCTGCCGACTGGGAGGTTAACGAGGATTGGGCTATGTTGCTTGACGGGCGTGAGCTAAAAGGCGAGAGCATCACCTTCCTAGGTGAATTTGCCACGGCTCCTGCCAATCCGAAAAATGGTGATTCATACCGTAACACAACTGACCGCGCCACCTACATCTATCAGGACGGAAGATGGCAGCTTATGATATCGGACGGGAAAGACGGTAAGGACTATGAGTATATATACACAAGAGGCAATATCATAGATAATCCTCCCGAAAAGCCCGACAGCCAGCAGCAGGATGATTATATCCCCGAAGGCTGGACGGATGATTTTGTTGGTGTGGACGCAGACCATCAGGTTGAATGGGGTTGCAAGCGTTTCAAGGAAAACGGTGTATGGTCAGAGTTCAGCACTCCTGCCGTGGTGCATCGCTGGAGTAAGGACGGGGAGAATGCCATCATGGCGGACTTCGATAACGAGATGGTCAATGCAGCCCTTACTTCAGATGGGAAGGTCGTATCTTCACAGATTTGGAATACAACTGTCAGCATGTGGTACGGAACGGAGAAACTCACTCTTGACAGCATCACCTGTACACCGGACACCGGTCTTACATGTACCACGGACAAGAATACGGGAGTGGTGACAATATCGGTATCTGCCGGAACTACTCTTGCTGCGACAAACACGGTGAAGATCACAATCAAGGCTACAAAGAACGGGCAGCAGTATTCCCGTGATCTTACGTTCACTGTAGCCGGGGTCCGTGGAGGTGCGGACGGTTCAGATGCCGTGCTATACAGTATAATCGTTTCTGCCACTTCTGTAAGCAAGGACAAGAATGGGAAATACAGCGTGTCTTCCGTATCATGTTACAGGCAAAAATCAGTGGGTGGCGTGATCTCCACCACAACGGACGGTACATTGAAATACAGCATAGACGGTGGAACAGAAACTACCATAAACAACAATACAGCCATATCAAGCGGAAACTTTACGAAGACATTGAAGTTTATCTTTTACGTGAATGACCAGATAGTGGATGTTGAAACCGTTCCCATGCTTTCTGACGGAAAGGATGGTGCTGACGGTGAGAGCATCACAGCCGCAGGTCATTGGGAATCCTCTAAGACCCCATACAAAGCCAATACAATGGTCACTCTTGCCAACTGTGTCTTTATATCCAAGGTGGAAACCTCCAATCCTCCCATCAGGATCGCAAGGTTCAAGAATGGCAATTATCGAAAGAAAAAGGATGGCGGTTATATCCTTGCCGGGAAGTCAGCCGACTGGACCGTGCATGAAGACTGGGAGATGCTACTGGACGGGCGTGAACTTAAAGGTGAGAGCATCACCTTCTTGGGTGAGTTCGCATCCCATCCGTCCAATCCCAAGGAGGGTGACAGCTACCGAAATACGGCTGACCATTGTACTTACATATACCGGAATGGTTTGTGGATGGTCATGGTCAAAGACGGAACTGACGGTAAGGACGGCAAAGGTTACGAGTGGATCTACACCCGTACCAACATCATCGGCCTTACCCCTGACAAGCCGGATTCGAAGCAGCAGGATGATTATATACCGGAAGGCTGGACAGATGATTTTCTTGGCGTGGATGCCGACCATCAGGTGGAATGGGCGTGCAAACGTGTGAAGCGTGATGGAGTATGGAGTGAATGGAGCACTCCGGCCCCTGTGCACCGTTGGAGTAAGGACGGGGAGTCGAATGTCATGGCCGACCTTGACAATGAGATGGTGAGCGTCGCTCTTACCAGTACCGGTGTTACTACTTCCGCACAGTCATGGACTACCCATGTATCCATGTGGTACGGTACCGAGAAACTCACCCTTGAGACTTTAACAGTCAGCACGCCTGCCGGTTTCACGGCAAGCACAAGCAAGGCCACCGGAGCGGTGGCGATATCCGTCGCTGCCGGAAAGTCGGTTCCGGAACAGAATACGGTCACCATCACACTGGCTGCAATGAAGAACGGGCAGCTCTATACCCGTGAACTGACTTTCAAGATAACCGGTGTCCGTGGCGGGGCGGACGGTTCCGATGCGGTAATTTATAGCCTTGTCACTTCGGCCACGATGGTCAGCAAGAACAAGAACGGCGGTTACAGTGTAGCTTCGGTATCCTGCCGGCGTATGAAGACAGTCGGTGCGGTCACTACGGCCACAACGGACGGGGAGTTGAAGTACAGTCGTGACGGTGCGGCCGAGGTTCCCATCGGTGATGGTGTCGGGGTGGCTTCCGGTAATTTTACCAGTAGCTTGAAGTTCGTGTTCTACGTGAACGGTCAGGCGGTTGATGTCGAGACTGTTCCGATGGTTGTGGACGGCAGTGACGGAAAGGATGGTGAGAGCATCACAGCAGCCGGTCATTGGGAATCCGCCAATACTCCGTATGCCAAGAACAGTACAGTATCGTTTGCCGGAGGATCTTACTTAAGCAAGGTTGAAACCTCCAACCCTCCGATTAAAATCGCCAAGTTCAGAAACGGCAGACTCCGCAGGAAAAGAGACGGCGGATACATCCTCGCCGGCAGATCTGCGAACCGGACGGTACATGCGGACTGGCAGGAGATGGTTGCTCCCGTCGGACCGTCGGCATCCTACTGGCTGGACAGTCCTGTCAGCGTGATCAACTTCACTTCAACAGGCACGCCATCCCCGTCTGGATTCCTTGTCACTTGCAAACAGAATGTGGCAGGCAATGTAAGCACGTGCAGCACGCTTTATCTGGCTGCACGCAAATACAACGGAAGCTGGCTGGCTCATGTAGGTGCGACACTGAACAGCCAGATATCCGTACCTGCGACAGCCGGATACACCCAGTTTGCCGTCCGGGCTTATAAATCAGCTTCCGATGCTGCTGCTTGGAATGACAATTATGTGGCCGAAAAGGGTGTGGGTGTTGCAAATGATGGTGCCATAGGAGCAACAGGAGCTACGGGTGCGTTCCCTTATGACAGAGGAGTATGGGCGTCCGGACAGACATACGTATGGAATGCAAAACAGCGTGACAAGATCATTCACAAAATAGGTGAAGTTTATTACAATTTTCTTGTGCGCAACTATGGAAGTTCTGTATCAGCGGCTCCTACATCCGCTAACGGAGATCCCAACTGGGAAGCCATGCAGAAATACAAAAGTCTGGTAACCGACATATTCCTTGCTGATAAGGCGAACATAGCCGGTTTTATGTTCAAGTTGAACGGATACACATCGGACGGGGCACCTTACGGTATCATGCAGTCACAGGACAGCACTAACGGCCAGCCTAATCTGAGGATGGACACAAAGACCGGAGAGATTCTTTGTCAGAAAGCGAATATCACCGGAACTATCATAGCGACAAAGGGGACAATTGGTGGATTCAATATCGGTAATAATTTTATCGGCAGCACTAATATGTCGGCTGTGAATGTTGATAATTTGTTGCTGCAATACGACAAATTTGAAATGAAATATGAACGGTTTCAGTCAATAGACGGACATTTATATCAAGGCATTTTGGATACAGTAATTAGAAGTGGAAGTATAACTGTATCATCAACCGGGGATGTTTCAACAGCGGATGATACTCTGTATGTAAGATGTGGGAATTATATTTTTTCCGTTGGGCGAAACGGAATTCGCAAGTCAACGAATGGAGGAAGTACCTGGGTGGATTTATAACATTTAAAATATTAAAGTATGAGAATAAATTTTGCACAATTTCCTATTTACGACGGAATTAAGAAAGAAAAACTGATAGCCAACAACATCACTGAGGCCTACGGTGACTGGATATACAAGAACGTAGCGGGTTTGAAGGCGCATCTCCTTGCCGAGAAGATATTCAAATCTACTGCTGAAGGTGTAGAAATTGACGAAGAGGAGGTGGATATCATAAGACGCTCCACCTCCATGCTGCCCGGTTTGCTGGCTGATTCTTTGAATGATTATTTAGATAAAAAGGAGGAACAACATGAAAAAGGTATATTGTAACAACCTTCTAGCAAAGTTACTGCTTGCGTTCAGTTCTTGCCATACGATAACAATCGGTCCGTTTGTTTTAAGCAAGCGACCGGAAGAGAAAATCACTCAGAAAGTGAGAAACCATGAGTGTACCCACGCCCGTCAATGGGTTGAGATGGCAGTTGCCACCGGTACAGTTATTTGGATCTTACTGTTGTGTTTTGACCTTTCCGCCTGGTGGCTGGTACTGGCCGGGCTGGCATTCTATCTCTGGTATGGTGTGGAGTGGCTGGTCATGGCGGTACGGTTGAAGGATGCCGGCAGGGCGTATAAGGTGGTATCGTTTGAGAGGGAGGCATATTCCAACGAGGATGATCCGAATTATATTGAGAACAGTAATTATTTTGCATGGGTGAAGTATTTGTTTTAATTTTAAAATTTGCATTATGGATTTGAATAATATAGTTGGCTTTAAAGCTGTGGATAAAAACGGCAACGAACGACAGGTGACCGTCGATGAGATGACAGAATTAGTTTCCGCACGGATTGTTTCCGCTGCATCAGAAATATCAACATTTGCTGCCGCTGCGGCAGCCGGAACAGATGAGTTTGAGGACCAGTTGCCCCAATCCGATACCTTCTCTTGGCTCCGTACTTTGGATGGTTCCAAGAATCCTACTTTGACGTCTTCAACGGCTGCCGCGAAAGTCCTGGGAGAACTGATTGGTGTTGCTAATGCGGAAAAGAACGGATTAATGAGCAAAAATAATTATATTAAAATTGCTCAATCCATCACGTCTACCAAATTAATAAAAATAGAATCTTGGAATGGATATTCTACACTTGTATTTATTAGAACAAGTGGAGCAACCGGATTATATTCCATTGATGGTAACTGGGCGGACAGTGCGAAATTCACAAGATTGTCTGGTCCTTTAGGAAAGGATCACTTTAATGCATATAGAGAAGGAAATGGTAATATTTATGTAAAGACGACTACACAGTCAGAACCATTGACTGTTACGTCTGTAGGATCTAATCATGTTTTCAAATTTGAGGAATCAGATAAAGATGTTGATTCTTTAATAGTATTACAATGATCGGGAGGATCGGGTGGCACCGGCTTGTACCGGACCACCCGTTTTTTAATCATGTCAAAGAAAAAGTTTGCCATTTACCCCAACTACCGACCCAATATAGCCTGATCTTAATCAATTGCCCCGAATAGGTTGCTTGAAACCCTATTTTTTGAACATCATTTGTCCCTATAAATATAACAGCATTTTGTCCATCACCACTTTCGAATGGAGAATTAGATGTTGATTTAGTTGTTTTCCGAATCCCATTCCATGTAAATGTATTGTAATCTTCAATGGGATTAACATCTCTATCGAAGAACTGTTCCATAGGCATTAGTCCATCTTTCTTGGCTGTAGCAACACCAATCAGTCCTCCCAGCTCTCGATTTTTAAGAAAATCATGTCAAAGAAACAGTTTTCCAATCATCCCAAGTATTATACCATCTCTGTCTTACTTTAAAAATTTTAGTATTCATATCTGATGCAATTTGTAGAGTGTAATAATTGATTTTAAATACAATAATACCTCCCCATCCAGAAGAGAATGGAGAGTTTGTTAATTTGCGAAAATTACCATTGATATAATATCCTGACTCAAGTTCATTAGCATCACCACCTTCAGATATATCTGCCATTCCCATAAATGGAAACAGCTTCAAATTATTCATGAGTTCTCCCAGAAGTGGATTAATCAGGTGTAGGTGTAATTATTTCACCTGTAATATTGGAAAAATCAGAAAAGTCTATTGTTAAGAAATTCGGTCTTGTTCTTCTAACTAATGATACCTTATACGAGATGGAAGAATCATCCGACTTAGGTAACACATACAATTTACTATTTGCATATTTAAAATCGCACCAATGCATCCCCATATATTTTATTTCTATGTTTTTAGATCCAGTAGGTATTGACATCACTCTATAAAATGCAGTATTAGCTCCCGAATAGACATATATTTCTATCAACGAAGAAGAAGTATATAAACCATTAGAATCAGCTTTATAGTCAATAATCAGACCTTTTCCTCTTTCTATATCAGTTACTGCAAATATTTTACTCATTAATCCATTCTTATTAGCCGTAGCTGTACCTATCAGTTCTCCCAGCTCTCGATTTTTAGCATGAATTGTATAATTATTATTCAGCAGCGACTTCAATTGCATCTTCCGGCAATGTTGCAATCACAGGAGTAGTTTTAAAACTGGTAACTGGTTGTATTCTTATATTCATTGAACCACTATCATTATTTTTCAAATACATACTTATAACATTGTAGCCATCTATTTTAACATAGAATTTCTGTGATAATAAATTGGATAATGCTATAACTTTATATATTTTTCTTTTATCATCACGACATATCAATATCTGATATGATGCCATTCCTCTCCATGGATGCCAAATGACAACATTATATACAACACTATTTTCAGAAGTAGATAATAGTAATACTTCACCACTCTTTAAAACAAATTCATTGGTTAGAGCCTGTCCAATAGGCATTAATCCTTTCTTCTCATTACTTGCAGTAGGCAGAAGTTCTCCCAGAAGTGGATTAATCAGGTGTAGG